GTCAATGCAAAGCATATCCCGCTATCGGACGCTTGTCAAGCCTTCGACTTAGACCTCTTGTACGCCACGACCTTGCTGAAATCGCCGGTCTTGCTGGCTTCATCGCGGAGCCGTTCGAGCGTGCTGTCGATGGTGCCCGATGGCCTGGAATTGCCTGATATCCGTCCCTCCGGCTGCGTGGCCGGTTTCCTTGTCGATACTTTCAACTGGTCCTCCAGCTTTGCGATTGCAAAAGCGAACTTCACCGGGTCCTTGATCGCGCTGATTTCCTTGGCCTTCGCCTCGTTCTTGCCGAGCGCGTAGATAAGCAACGCCGGATCGGCCGCGCCGTGGACGATGATGCCCTGCTGCGTCTGGTCGAGCACTTCCTTGACGGACGCCTCGGCTTCGTCGAAGTCGTCGGCCTTGAACGTGGCCTTGGCTTCCTGATAGGCTTCGAGCTTCTCGGCCCATGACTTCTCGGCCTTATCCGCTTCGGCCTTGGCCAGCGCGGCTTTCTCGTCGGCCTTGCGCTTCCGCTCGTACCATGACGCGACGGCGGTCTCGTACTTGTCCGTATCATAGTCAAGCGCCTGCAATGTCGGCTTGGCCCCGACTTCCGGCTCTTTCTGCGCGATCTCTTTCTCTTCGAGCTTCTTGCGGGTTTCCCGGAGTTCCTTTTCAAGCTCGCGGTTGCGCTCCCGCACTTTCTTCACCCATACAGGCGCGGGCTGATTCTCTTCAGGTTCCGGCGCGGCCTCGTCGCCGATGGTCACGATGATCTGTTCTTTCGGCTCTTCCTGCGTTGCGGTCGTTTCCTCGGCGGCGGCTTCGGCTACCGGCTCGGCCTTTTTCTCTTCGTCTGCCATGGTGATTCTCCTTCTCCGTGGAATTAAGCGCCCACGGGATGCGCTCTTTACCTCTGCAAGTTCGGGGCAACGGATGGCGGAGTCATTTTCTCCGCCATTTCCATAGCCTGCCGCGTGCTGTCCATATCGACACCAGCCAGCGTCTCGATGCTCTGCGCTTCCTTGAGCTTTATGTTCGCCTCGGTCTCAAGAGTCTGCGCCTTTTTCAATTCGACGTTCGCCACGGTTTCTAGTACCTCGGTCCGCGCCTTGGTAGCCTTGGCCTGCGCTTCCTCCGCCATCGCTTCGAGCGCCTGATCCTGCGGCGTCTTTTCTCCGGCCTTCGCCTGAAGTAGCTGCGCCTCTTCCTCTGTCGGTTCGACCGCTCCCATGTTTACGAGCTTCTTTCGGAAGTAATCGCGTACCTCGCCGATGCCCTCGCCGGTCATGTTCATGATCGCCATGGCCTGAAGCACCTGCATGGTCTCGGGATCGTTCGCCGATACCTGCATGAGTCCGATCAAGCTACGGACAGTAGCCTCGCGCCTCGATGCGCTTGACGGCCCAACGTCAACGGCAACGTCGAACGATGCGCGGGATAGGTCATTTTCGTAGACTACTGAACCAGACTCGTCGGCGTTCGGCCGCATCAGCTCTACCTTGCCGGTATCGTCGGAAGGTGATAGCGTTTTCATCGTCCGGCCCGATTCGACGTAAACATCCTTGGCCATCGACAGCCATATCTCTCCGACGCGACGGATGGACTTTGCGAAGTTGGAAACGTAAATAAACGTCTGCATGTCCATGCGCGTCTGGATCATCTCGACGGCCTTGCCGGAGATATTCGATACCATCTTGTCGGCTTCACCCTGGTTTCCAAGAATCGATTGCATGTCCTGCTCGGTTAACTGGAGCAATGCGGCCATGGCTGGCGCAATCTGCGGGGGCTTCGTATACGCGAGCGGGCCAGCGGGCATTGGATTTCCGCTTGCGTCGGTTATGGAGTTGGCTAGGAGGTACGGGTAATTCTTGAGATTGTCCTCGCTCCACATCTGCGCGTGTCCGGCCATCTGCTCGGGGTTGAATATCGGTTTCTCAATGCTCGACAGCGCGGACAGTTCGGCGAGCTTCGAGAGCTGCATATTCTTGAGCCGCTGCGCGTCCTTGGCAAGCCGGACATGGCCCATGCACCGCTCGATGTTGTCAACAAACCATCTTTTGCCGTAGACGGGAACCACGGGAATGCACTTGCCAGCGATCAAGCCACAATCCTCAAGGATCTTGTTCCCCGACAGGATATACTTGTGGACGCGCTTGGACTTGATCTTCTTGCGCCGTGACTCGACGTATCCGGTCGCGGCCAGTTCAGCGGATAGTCCCTCTTCCTCGTCGAGCTCCGATTGCAAGTGTTTTACCTCGTCGCCGGTCGCCACTGACTCGAATGTCACGGCGTAGTCAGTTTCCTCATCGATCTCGTAGTACTCCGCGACGAATACCATATCCGGCGTGAACCAGTCGAATTCGGCCTGCTCGATCACCTTCTGAACGGATGACGGGCTGTCCTCGTACATCTCCTCATAGGCTTCCGGCGTCATCGAGTACAGGACATAGCAGCACTTCGCGTCGGCCTTGTCCTGGCGCTTGGCGTCAAGGTCGAAAAACACGGAGCTATCCGCGTCGTATATCGGCTCGATCTTTATCCGCTGGCGCTCGTCGTCCGGATCCTCGTCGTCTTCATAGCATGTGCGAAGCCTGAGCGCTCCGAACCCGCCGCCTACGGCTTCCTCGAATGCGTTGTCGTAGGCTTCCTCGGCCCCGCTGTCGTGCTCGTCGGCACGGAATAGCCCGTTGCAGGCGTCGGACAGCTTGTCGTCTTTCGTCCCATCCTTCGGCACGAAGTCGACCGTGATGCGGTTGTTCCGGTACTCGTTGATGATGCGGATGACGGCCAAGTGGACTTTGTTGACCTCGAACTTGGGCTTGTTCTCGAACTGTTCGCCGAGTGCGCCTTCCCACTGTGCCCCGGCCAAGGAGTAGAACCGCCGGTCCTGAAGGCATTGAAGGCGCTCGTCTTTTAGCGCCGACTGGATGCGGTCGAACTCGGTCAATGCACGGTAGTGAACTTTCCCAAGTCTCTCGGCGTTAGATGGTCTCGGCATCGCTTCCCCCTTCAATCACGGAATCGATGGCCGCGCGGAGCTCCTCAAGGTCGACCCGGTTGTACCTGCGACCGAACGCCTTGGCAATTCCCGACCATGTCCAATCGGTAGCGTCGTTCAGATTGTCGAATGCCGACTGTGCGCGATGGTCAAAGTTAAGATCTGATACGACTTCATCGTTCATGATTGGCCTCCTGCAATTCGATACCCTGCGCTATAAATGCCAACGGCAAGCCTGGCCACGGTTTCCTCTTCCAGCCCGAGGACAAGCTCCCCGCTGATGATGTGGATAACTTCGTGCATCAGGGTTTCCTCAAGCTGTTCAGGGGCGCACTCCTCTGAGTTCAGGACTATGACCTGCCTACTCCGCTTGCTCTGCCCAAGACTCCCACCAGATCCTACATCGTCTGCCAGTCTTATTTCGTATGATTTTCCAAGTATTGTGACTGATTTTTTATCATAGTCCATTGTTACCACCTATTCACCACGGGCAACGGCGCTACGTTCTGCACCGGCTTTGTTGCCCGTATCATGCCGGGGAATATCTCGGCAAGTCCCCAGATAAGCGCGTCGGCCCGGTTCGGACTCTTCCCGCCAGTATAGCCGGTTGTCGAGAAGCCGGATAGCTCGTCCTCAAGCTGCACGAACCGCCCGACGTGGCGAACCTTCCCGGACTCGTATAACGCGCTGAACGGCTCGGCCCGCTGCGCCTTGCCGCGGCTTGCCGTGACAGCCTTGAACGGCGTCCGGGGCCGCGCCACCTGGATAGTCTGCTGCACCATCGCGCCTCCGAAGTTCGTTTCCCCTACGATGCAATCCGCATTATGCCGATCGAAGGCGGTTGTTGCAATACGTCCCCACGTCGCCGGGCCAGCCTTGACGGTCAAGTCTTCGAGGACGTAGGCGTTGCCATCTGTGCCCAAGGCCACCACGGATATGCCTATCTCGTCATTGTCCGCGTTGTCAACGTCGCCGGATCCGCTCGGGTCCACGGCTACCACGATCCGCACATAGTCCGGTGTCACGCCGTCGATGACGCGCCATTTCTCGATTGAGTCGTCAGGGAATAACTGGTTAGACGTGGCTTCCCCGAACTTGCCATCAAGGAACCGCGTCCGCATCCGGGCCGGAAGGTTTTCCAATTGGTCGATATACTCTTTCGACAGGTTTTCGATATTGTCGCGGGGGTTCATGAAAAATGCGGCATAGTCCTCGGGGTTGCGAAGTGTCAGCCGTGTCTCCGGGTCAACCTTCTCGATGAACATTCGATACGACCAATGGGATTTATTCGGGGGGTTCTCGTCGTAATATGCGCGGAGGCGAAGTGGAACCGGATCGCGTCCGTCGATCTTTTGTTCTGACTTTTGGGCAAGACGGGTACAAGCCAGCGATACCGATGCGTGCGGTATCTGGCTGATCTCGTTGAAAAACAGGGTTGAGAATTCCATGCCGAGAATCTTTTCGGTGCGTTCCTTGTCGTCGAGGCCCGCGAACCATATCTCCGAATTGCCAGGTAGCGTGATGTACCGCTCCTGATTGTGCGGGACGTACTGAATATCTGGAAACGCTAGCCGCATCACTTTGGGGAACGTGTCAAGATAGATCGAGGCGATAAGATGATTCAGGCGGAAGCGGAATATCGCATGGCGCGAGTTCGGTGCCTTCAATGCACGCATGACGATGTTGCGGACAAAAAGGGCTGTTTTGCCAGACCTACTGCCCCCCACTAAAAGCAGGTGCGTCGCGTCGCCGGATAGTATCCGCTGCGCCTCGTCCTGCTTTGGGGTCAGCTTCATAGCTTCTCGTCTACCGGCGTGGCGAACATATGGACGGTTCCGCTGTGCTCGACTTCCTGCTTATCGCGCCATTTCGCTGGCCGTCGATTCTTAAGCCAGAATATCTGCGCGGTAACGTCCGGGGCCACGTGCTCTTCATACGGCGCATAGACAGGCTCTTCGGCGTTCGCTGGCATAAATATCTTGACCGCGTTTTTGTTGACGTATCCGGTCGCCCTCTCGTACAAGGATCGCTCCACGGTATCGTCTGGCTCTTCCTTGCCTCTTTTTTGGGCTTCCGATAACTCTGGGTGTTCGACTTTCCAAAGCGACAATGTTGACTTGGATATCCCGATCTTTTCCGCTACTTGATCATCAGTCCATCCAAGTCGGGAATATGCTTCTGCGACCATGCAATACTCAGGCTTGTACTTTGACGGCCTTCCCCCTGCGTGTTTAGCCGGTGCCGGTTTCTCTATCTTCGCTTTCCGTGTTGCCATGGATTATATGTTACACCGATACGGGCGGAGATTCAAGGGCTGATTTCTTGAGCGTTTCAATCTTGGCTTGCAGTATCCGGCGCTGTTCTGAGGATGCGGCCCTGCGCTCCTTGTCTGGCTGGAACCATAAGCCAT